CAAAATGTTAACGAAGAAAAAAATCCTGCAGTTACAAGTAATGTAAATGAAGTAATAGATTTATTAAATGTAACAACTAAATGGAAATTTAATATACCTATACTAAAAGAAAATATAGGTGGTGTAGGTGGTGGCAATCTTATGATTGCATTTGCTAGACCAGAAACAGGTAAGACAGCATTCTGGGTTAGTCTATGTGCAGGACCAAATGGTTTTGCCGAACAAGGTGCAAAGATACATGCGTTTATAAATGAAGAGCCTGCAATAAGAACACAGATGAGGGCCATATCTTGTTATACTGGTATGACTAGAGAAGAAATAATGCAAGAAGTAGATATTGCACAAAAATCTTGGAGTGAAATAAAAGATAATCTACATATGTTTGATACAGTTGATTGGTCAATAGAAGATGTAGATGCACATTGTGAAAAACATAAACCAGATATTATAGTTATAGATCAGTTAGATAAAATAAATGTTACTGGTACATATGCAAGAACAGATGAAAAGTTAAGACAGATTTATACTAGTGTAAGAGAAATAGCTAAACGTAGAAATTGTGCAGTGATTGCAATATCACAAGCATCTGCTGATGCACATAATAGAAACAGTATTTCATTTGACCAAATGGAAAATTCTAAAACAGGTAAAGCTGCTGAAGCTGATTTAATTATTGGTATAGGTAGAAACTCTAACAGTGATTTAGAAAATAAAATAAGAACATTATGTGTTAGTAAAAATAAAATAAATGGGTATCATGGAGAACCTGTTTGTACAATTAGAAGGAGTATAAGTAGATATGAAGTATAAGAAAAAACAAAGACGAAATGGTAAATCAGTTTATCTATTTCATAATATAGCTACAGATGTAACACTTTATGTTAATGCAGAAAGTGCAGAACATGCTTGCCATATATTTGATAGCTGTGGATTTCAACATAGATCTTCTTGGAAGATATTATTAGAGTTAGGTGTTCAACCATCTGATGGAAAGAAGGTAAGATGATAACAACAGTAGATGTAGAAACATCTTGGCAAAAAACAGAGACAGGTGGGTATGATCCATCACCTTTTCATCCAGATAATATATTAGTTAGTGTAGGTATCAATGATGAATATTATTTTACAAACCATAGTGAAAGAGTTGATGAGGGTTGCTATCATAAAATACAATCTATATTAGATAAAACAACTTTATTGATTGGTCACAATATTAAATTTGATTTGATGTGGTTATTAGAATCTGGATTTAAATATACAGGTAGAGTTTACGATACTATGTTAGGTGAGTATATACTTAATAGAGGTATAAGAAAAAGTTTAACACTTGAAATGTCTTGTCGTAGAAGAAAGATAGGATCTAAAGATAGTGCTATCAAAGAATGGACAGATAGAGGTATACCATTTCAAAATATACCTGCAAATGTAGTAGAAGAGTATGGTAAGATAGATGTACAGATAACTAGAAGACTATTTGATTCTCAAATGGATGACCTAAAAATGGCTAAAAATAAGGGTTTATTGATGACTTTAAAAATGATGAATGAATTTTTAGTTGTGTTATCTGACATGGAAAGAAATGGAATTAATATTAATTTAGAAGAACTTCATAGTGTAGAAAAAGAATACAGAGCAGAGTTTGCATATTTAAAACAAAAGATAGATAAGATTGTATATAAGCAAATGGGAGATACAAAAATAAATTTATCAAGTCCAGAACAATTATCTTGGTTAATATATTCTGTAAAACCAAAAGACAAAAAACATTGGGCTAAAATATTTAATGTCGGTATAGATAAAAGCACAGGTAAAAATAAAAGACGACCACAATATTCTAGATTACAATTTAGAAATCTTGTAAGTGATAATACAGAAACTATTTATAGAACTACAGCAGAACAATGTATAGCATGTAAAGGTAAAGGCGTTATTAAAAGAATAAAAAAAGATGGTAGCCCATACAAAAATTATACTAAGTGTTCTGATTGTGATGGTGATGGGTATGTATATACACCAATGGCAAAAGTTGCAGGGTTTAGACAAAGACCTAGAAGTGTCTATGATATAGCAGAGTCTGGATTTAGAACAGATAGAATAACATTAAATAAAATTGCAGCAGAAGCTGAAGGTGAATTTAAAGAATTTATTGATGCAATAGTTAGGCACAATGCAGTTGATACTTACTTAAATACATTTGTTGAGGGATTAAAAAATTTTACAAATGAAAAAGGATTTCTACATCCTAAGTTTATGCAAGCTATAACTGCAACTGGTAGATTATCTAGTCGTGATCCTAATTTTCAAAACCAACCAAGAGGTAAAACATTTCCAATAAGAAAAGTAGTTACATCTAGATTTGAAAACGGAAGTATATTAGAGATAGATTTTGCACAGTTAGAATTTAGAACTGCAGTATATCTTGCACAAGATAAACAAGGTATGGAAGATATAAAAAATAAAATAGATGTACATCAATACACTGCAGATATAATAGGTGTATCAAGACAAGATGCAAAGGCACATACATTTAAACCTTTGTATGGTGGCGTTACGGGTACAGAAGATGAAAAAAGATATTACACTAAATTTTTAGAAAAGTATAAA